AAGATCGCAAGGCTCAATTTGATTTCTATCAACGTGCTCACGGTCGACCACATCCAGATTCTGTAGCTGATGAAAGTCGTTCACCCCTAGCCGGTCAATACGGACATTCAGGAAAAATGAAAGCGGTAGACAAAGACACCAGCTTTCTGGATCGACTCAAAGAACTTTCTGGAATGAAGAAGTAATTTCGCAATTAGAACAACTGCGTCATAAATACTCTTGACGCTACCGAACAAAGCGTATATACTACATCAGTGCATACGCTTTTTTCTTTAGTATCACAGGCAACTAGATCTAAATTTTAGATAGGCAACAACCATAAAACTCGAAAGGCAACTATTATGGCATCTTTAGCAGAAATTCGCGCACGATTGACCGCTAGCGAATCAAAACAAGGCGGTAACAGCACAGGCGGTGATTCCGCAATTTACCCACACTGGAACATGGAAGAAGGAGCAAGTGCTACCTTGCGTTTCCTGCCAGACGGCAATACCAAAAACACATTCTTCTGGCAAGAACGAGCAATGATTCGTTTGCCATTTGCCGGCGTCAAAGGCGAAATGGATAGTAAACAAGTATACGTACAAGTACCTTGTGTAGAAATGTGGGGCGAAACTTGCCCGGTACTGACCGAAGTGCGCACCTGGTTCAAGGACAAGAGCCTTGAAGAAATGGGTCGCAAATACTGGAAAAAACGCAGCTATATCTTCCAAGGCTTTGTACGTGAAAACCCCTTGGGCGATGACAAAACTCCGGAAAATCCCATCCGTAGATTCATCATTGGTCCTCAGATCTTTACCACCATCAAGGGTGCGTTGATGGATCCTGAACTGGAAGAATTGCCAACCGACTACCTGCGTGGTCTGGACTTCCGTATCAGCAAGGGCTCCAAAGGCGGTTTTGCTGACTACAACAGTTCAAAATGGGCTCGTAAAGAATCGGCTCTGACCGAAGCTGAGCAGGCCGCAATTGAACAGTACGGCCTGTTTGACTTGAGCACATACATGCCCAAACGACCCGGCGAAGTTGAGTTAAAGGTCATCAAAGAAATGTTCGAAGCTTCGGTAGATGGACAACCTTACGACACCGAACGTTGGGGTCAGTACTTCCGTCCTGCTGGCGTACAGGCACCTGCTGGCGCTGCTCACAGTGATGAAGATACTCCGGCACCGGCGGCCCGTACTGCTGAAAAAGCCGCACCTGCACCTGCTGGTGGCTTTGATGACGATGATGATGTTCCATCAGCACCAGTGGCCAAACCCGCTGGCGGCGGTGACAAGGCTCAAGACATTTTGGCAATGATTCGGGCACGTCAAAAGCAGTAAACATCAATGTTGTCGCATTTAGACCGCATTGTATTTTCAGACCGCTGTGAGGTAATAGAAGTTGTACCCTCACAGCGGTATGTGTATGCTATTTTCAAAAACGGTCGATCGAGTCTATACGAAGCGGCCAAACAAAACGGTTGGCGCATTCGATTCAATGAACAGATTCAACGCATCAACAGCATCGATGTGATAATTAGAGAACCCAGAGAACGATTGATATCTGGCATTAATTCGTTTATAAAATCCACGGTACGTGACAATGTGGGCCTTGATGCGCACACTGTAAAATGGTTCGCACTGAACTATCTGTACTTGGACAATCATTACGGACCACAATTTTTATGGTTGATAAATCTATCAAGATTTTGCAATCCAGACACCAAATTAAATTTTTTACCCATGCGCAGTATCAAACTAATCACAGATATCAACAAAGATCCCGGCTTTGGGTCAGCTTCGCCTGAGTTGGCGGCCGAAATTGATCTGATCAAACACAGTGAGATGTACCAGCGCATTGATCAAGTCATATACGACACCATTGGTCAATCCATGACCTTTAGCCAACTGTGGCAACATCTTAGACACACCGATCCTGCGGCCTACGAATACGTGATTGGGCATGCCCAACAACTTTTGAACACCACCTATGCAGTGTCCTAGACTAGATCACTTTGTACGATTCAACCCCAATGGGCGTGTTGGTCGTTGCGGACACATGACACAGGCCCCAGATTTTGCTTCGTTGGAAGAAATGGACTCCAGTGCGTGGTTAAAAAATATCAAATCACAGTTTGCACAACACACCTGGCCTACAGAATGTGTACGTTGCCAACAAGTAGAACAGCAAAACGTTGACAGCATAAGAACACATGCCATACGGTTGGACAAATCAGAAACTCGAGCAGACTATCTACAGGTCAGTGGAGTGTTGGACAATGTGTGCAATGCTGCCTGCATGACCTGCGGACCAAATCACAGCACACGCATTGGCGCTCTTTCAGGCCCGGTATTTCCCATAGTGAACAACAGTGCAAGTTATTGGAAACTGCCGCAGGACCGTATACGGCATCTGGACATCAACGGTGGCGAGCCCAGCTACAGCAAAAACTATCGCCAACTGCTGAACAATTTACCGCCCAATCTACGCACACTGAGACTCAATACCAATGCCAATGTGGTACTGGAAGAACTGACCGAAATTGCAGATCGTGGTATTGCAGTCACAGTCACAGTCAGTTGCGACGGCATTGGACCAATGCACGAGTTCATGCGCTGGCCCATCCAATGGGAAACTTTTTACCGCAACCTAATGACCTACAAAAGCATGCCGGTACAACTAAATCTCTGGACCACAGTTAGTCGATTGAATTTGCATGATCTGGCCAACATACAGGCATTTGCGCAGGAGCACGGAATTGACCACAGCTATGCGTATCTCAAGGAGCCGGCAATTTTGGATGTTGCCAACACAGACCAAGAGTCCTTTGATGCATACATACAACAACAAAAACAATTGAGAGGCCTGTTATGAAAATTGCAATAACCGGACACACTGCAGGGATTGGTCAGGCCTTGGCTGCTGAATATGAACGGGCCGGGCATGAAGTTGTGGGCTTGAGCCGCAGACACGGTCACAACATACGCAACGTGTCCAAAATTTGTGACCTAGTGGAGCCCTGTGATGTGTTTGTCAACAATGCGCAGGCCGGATATGCACAGACTGAACTGCTGTTTGAAATGGCCCAACGCTGGCAGGGTACCAAAAAACAAATTGTGGTGATCAGTACCATGATGACACAGCAACCGGTGTCCAGTATTGCGGGCCTAGACATGGATCACTATCGTTTGCAAAAGGTCACACTGGAACAGGCAGTACACCAACTACAGCATCGTCGATTGGGCATACGCATGACCATAGTCAGACCCGGATACATTGCCACACAGTCAGGCCAAACTGTGCCACCTGCGGCCTCAGTGGACAACTGGGCTCAAACACTGTTGTCTGTGTTGACCTTGGCCGAACAAAACAATCTCAAAATTCCCGAGATCAGTCTGGGCCCGCAATGACACCCAAAGATGCATTGACCAATCCGTACTTTTGTCCCATGCCCTGGACTGGACTCATGTACAACTTTGATGGTCGTGTTAAAAATTGCATACGCAGTGATCCGGCCACCGGCACACTGGGCAACATCTGCAACGAGCCAATCGAATCAATTGTGTTGGGCAATGCCAATGTGACCAAACAAAAAAATATATTAGAGCGCAAGCCGGCCGCTGGTTGCCATACCTGTTATGATCTCGAGCACGGCAAAACCGGCTTTGACATCATCAGCGATAGAATTTTTTATATCAGAGAGTTCAAAAAAACTCCGTTGGACACATACCAAACAGGTCAGCACAGTTTACAGGCCATTGATGTGCGCTGGACCAATCTTTGCAATTTTGCCTGTGTGTATTGTGGTCCAGAATTCAGCAGTCGCTGGGCCAGCGAGTTGGCCATCAACCCAGTGACACCTTCGCCCGCACAGTTGGATCAGTTTCGAGACTACATATATCAACATGCACCTACACTGAAACATGTGTACCTGGCCGGTGGTGAACCCTTGTTGATGAAGGAAAATCTTGAACTGTTGAAACAGTTGAACCCCGATGTCAATTTGAGAATAAACACCAACCTCAGCAAAGTTGATACCGGAGTATTTGATGCTGTTTGCCAATTTCGCAATGTGCATTGGACTGTGAGTGTGGAGTCACAAGATGCGGAATTTGAATACATAAGGCACGGCGGCCGTTGGTCGGACTTTGTGGAAAATTTGGATCGCATACGCCGTTTGGATCACAAAATAAGTTTCAACATGTTGTGGTTCTTGCTAAATTACAACACAGTGTTTGACTGTGTTGACTATCTAACAAATCAGGGTTTTCACAACAACAGCTTTATCATTGGAGCCTTGTTGAGTCCAGATTACCTAAACATTAGACATCTGCCAGATCATGTGTTAAACTTGTTGAAGTCCAAACTGGAAGCAAAAATTGCTCAGCGACCCGGTTACCTATTGGAAGACAGCTATCGAAACATGTTGCACTATATACAGACACCGATTGAAAAAAAATTGTCAAACTCGTTTGACCGATTGGCCATGATGGATCAACGTCGCGGATTAGACAGCAGTAAAATTTTTACAGAACTATACAATTTTATCAAGGAAGAAAATCATGGGAAAACCATTTGACGTAAGCAAGTTCCGCAAGGAAATCACAAAAAGCATTGACGGATTGAGTATTGGATTTAACGATCCCACAGACTGGATCTCAACAGGCAACTATGCACTAAACTATCTGATCTCGGGCGACTTCAATCGTGGCATTCCCCTGGGCAAGGTTACTGTGTTTGCTGGCGATTCGGGCGCAGGCAAAAGTTACATCTGCTCAGGCAACATTATCAAGAACGCACAACAACAAGGCATCTTTGTGGTGCTGATTGACAGTGAAAATGCACTGGACGAAAACTGGCTCAAGGCCTTGGATGTGGACACGTCAGAATCAAAACTGTTGAAGTTGAGCATGGCCATGATTGACGATGTGGCCAAGACTATCAGTACATTCATGAGCGACTACAAGGCCTTGCCCGACGGCGAACGTCCTAAGGTCATGTTTGTGATCGACAGTCTTGGCATGTTGTTGACTCCCACAGACGTTAACCAGTTTGATGCTGGTGAAATGAAGGGCGATCTTGGTCGTAAACCCAAAGCACTCACAGCATTGGTGCGTAACTGTGTCAACATGTTTGGCAGTTACAACGTGGGCTTGGTGTGTACCAACCACACTTATGCAAGCCAGGATATGTTTGATCCAGATGACAAAATCTCCGGCGGTCAAGGTTTCATTTACGCCAGTTCAATTGTGGTGGCAATGAAGAAGATGAAGCTAAAAGAGGACGAAGACGGCAACAAAGTCAGTGACGTCAATGGTATTCGTGCAGGCTGTAAAGTAATGAAAACACGCTATGCTAAACCTTTTGAAGGTGTGCAAGTTAAAATTCCTTACACAACAGGTATGAGTCCGTATTCAGGTTTGGTCGACTTGATTGAGAAAAAAGAAATGCTCAAGCGTGAAGGCAACAGCCTGGTGTTCACCACCAGTGATGGTGAAATCATCAAGAAGTTCCGCAAGGCCTGGGAAAAGAACGATGATGGTTGTTTGGACAAGGTCATGGCAGATTTTGTCAACTACAAAGAAACTGTGGCCACGGAAGAAACTGTCACCGAGGAATAACAAGTTGTCGGAGATGAGAAAAAATTTCCAGTTCATGGATTATACCAAATACAATGACAAAATTGCGGCAGACATTACAGATTTGCATATCAATGATCATGCCACAGGATTTTTAGACAATGGTTCTAACAAAATACTGGATCGGCTGGATGACCGGCAACTGACTGTGTGGACACAGTACATTGTCAATGATCAAATCAAAACAAGATACCCAAATTTAACGTTCAATTTGGATATTGATTTGCCAAAAAGCACACTCATGTTGCCGACTGAGTTGGAACCAGTTGGTCAACAAAGGTTTGCTCCTAAAAAAGATTTTAAAAATTTTGTATTTTCTCTCAACGGAAACAACAACATAACTCGTCAGTTACTGATATCGGCACTATACAAATTTGGATGGTTTGACCCTGACTATGGCAGTAAACATTTTATTTTTACTCGAGCAGACGTGGATGGTAAAATAAATCATTATTGCGGCAGTGCCGAAAGATTTTATCGTAAATTTTTCCTGTCAGACGAGCCCGAATTTGACCAATTCCTCAGCACAAGATTTGGGATACAGTATCGGTCCCATGAACATGCACACAATATGCAAGTGCTGGCCCACAGCATAGCACAGTCATTTGTGCAAATAGTGTCAGAGACCAGCGGCAGTTGTGGATATCCGTTTGTGACTGAAAAATTTGTCTATCCAATCTTGGCAAGAACTCTTTGGGTGTCCTATGCACAACCAGGCTGGCACAATTATGTGGAAACCTACTATGGATTTAGAAAACACCAGATATTTGATTACTCATTCGATCTGATAACTAATCCAGTAGAACGAGTGATTGCTCTGTTGTCTATGCTGTCTAAATTTAAATATCTATCTCAGTTTGACTGGCACGATCTTTATCTACTGGAGCAAGACACCATTGAATACAACTATGATTGGTACTTTAGCAGAGGCTATTTGAAAAATTTAAAAACTATATCTGAGGAGATGAATGTATGTCAGTAGAACTAGCAAGTGAAATTTGGTCAGAGCTCAAACGTTACGTGAACACTGTGGACCGTGACGAGGCTGCAGAAATTTTGGTATCGGTGTTGATTGATAACGATTTTGCTGCTGACGAAATACGAGACACATTCAAGGGCGACAGCGAAGTCAAACGTGCCTTGGCTAGTTATCTTAAAGATCATGAAGAAGAGCCGGACAATCACAATGATGAAGACGAAGATTACATTGACAACGAAGACGAGGATTATTGATGTGGTACAGCAAGGTTGTTGCTGATCTTGGGAATATTCCTGATTTTATCGATCATTACGAAAAAGAATTGCTTGATGCCAAACGGGACTGTCGTGTTGGTGGCTTGGTTGAAAAAAACATCACGGCCTTGCCCGGGTTAACCGAACACCGATTCAATCAACTGCAAGAAATTGAAGCAGTGTTGAATTATCTCAATATTCAGCTGAGAAAAATACGCCGACGACACTTTCAAAAATATTTAGAAGGTTATGCCAGGGCATTGACTTCGCGTGATGCTGAAAAATACGTGGATGGCGAAGATGAAGTAATTGATTTTGAAACGCTGATCAACGAAGTGGCCCTGTTACGAAATCGTTTTTTGGGCATACTCAAAGCCATGGAAAGTAAGAATTTTATGCTGGGACACATAGTTCGACTGCGCACAGCTGGCATGGAAGATATACAGCTATGATGTTTACTCAACCCGGCGCAAGCCATCAACACAGCCTTGAAATATTGAATTTGTTGTACGAATACGATGACTTCATGGCCAGTATACAATCTGTAGTAGATCTTGGATGTGGCAACGGTGACGATTTGGCCTGGTGGGCCAGCCGAGCCACCCGAGACGAAGTACCCCAAGCGTTGAACATAGCCTGTACCGGTGTCGATCTGTTAGCAACCTCAACAGTGGGCCACCGTTACCCTAACATTGTGTATCAATCGGCCAATTTCGAAGGAGTTATTGCTCATCCTAAAAGGGGGTTTGACATACTGTGGTGCCACGATGCATTTCAATATGCACGTAATCCTCTGCAGACCTTGAACAATTGGTGGCACATGGCCAGTGAAGGTGCCATGCTGGTGTTGTCGGTTCCGGTTACACAGCGCATACATCATCGTCAACTGGCCTACGAATTACCGTCGGGTTGTTATTTTCATCACAGCATGGTCGGACTGATCTACATGCTGGCCAGCAACGGATGGGATTGTGGGGCCGGGTTTTTCAAACAACTGCCAACTGACCCCTGGATACATGCTGTGGTCTATAAAAGTCAGCACCCACCATTGGATCCACGCAACACCAATTGGCATCACTTGGCTGAACTGAATCTTTTACCTGACTCGGCCAATAGCAGCATATTTGCACACAATCATCTGCGGCAACAGGATCTAGTGGTGCCTTGGATGGATCGTACAAGGATCAGCATGCATGTTGGTTAAATATTTGCAATCAAATTTATCTGATAAATACCATACTAGGGAGATACAAAATGATGACTAGAACCATTAAAGTAACAGGTTGGGCAATGGGATTTAGCCCGGCCATGATCATAGCAGACGTTGACGGTGAAACTGTGTTTTCGGGCCAGGTGGCACTCGAAGAAATGACCGATTCCAACCAGGAGCCAGATACTGCACCAGTGTTGTTCAGTTTTGAAGTTCCATTGGACTTCGACGGCATCAAGAAAGTGTTTATTGCTGTGGATCAGGCTCCGGTGAGATTTGGATATGTTACAGCCAATCACACCGAAGTAGACATGATCACTCACATGGAAAACACCGGACCCGACCGATTCGCTGACGTTTCATGTTTGATGTCCGGAGTGCGAGATGCTCGCGAAAATGTGTACATTGACGGAGTGTTGCAAACACCCAACCGCTTTGTTGGTGCAGGCACCTGGCATTGGGTAGTGCATCCTGGATCATCGTTTCAGCATGATCTTATTATTAACGACAACCGACCCGTCTAATTTATTGCTGGTTGGCCCAGCGCCCACCCCGGTAATACCAAAGTATTACTTTTTAACCCTGCTGCCAGCAGGGTTTTTGTTGACCAAAAAATCTCAAAATGCTATAATACACACATGAAATTAGAAATTAACGAAACATTACAATGGGCCGGAGCAGTGTTTATCACTGCTGGACACGCTCTAAATGCTGTAGGCCCTGAAGCCTACCCTTACAACATTCTTGCATTTTTTGTAGGAACCCTGTTGTTTTTTGCCTGGACTGTGCGTGTTGCAAATAAACCACAAATGATGGTGAACATTGTGGCCATGGGCATCGGACTCAGTGGCTTGGTCAAAGCATTTGGTTGACCAATAATTGCCCGAATGCTATAATACGGACATACAACGCAAAAGAGGGCAGATTATGAAGGTAAAACTTTTTGTTACAGGTAATCAAAATTACATGTATTTCAAAAATAAATTGCCTACTAGGCGTTGGGATTACTGTGAGACAGCCCGTACAGTGACCATTATCCCAGATCCAGTCAATGTGTATCAAGACGGTGAGTACGGTTTTGTAACAGTTTTTGGTCGCAAGATTTTTGTCAAATGTGACGGAAATCATTGGGAAATTGTTGGTGCTGAGAAATCAAAAAGTAATACTTTGGTAGTACTTGACCAATAATTCCCAAAATGCTATAATAACCACATACAAAGCAAAAAGGAGCCACTAATGCAAATCGCAACAGCAGTCAAACAAATACAAAAAGAAGCAGAATTTCAAGGCATGGGCCTGTTGGAAACCTTGCAAGACATCAAACAACATGGTCGCATGATGTACAGTGAGCGCACAATGGAAGCGTTTGTTGTTTTTATGCAACAAGGGCAAGAACTGTTTGCTCCGGTTGACGAATAATTCACGATTTGCTATAATAGACACATAAACAGTAAACAACCGCATTTCAAAGGAGCCAACCATGAGTGCAATTCGAGTTATCAAAGGTGTGTATCGCAACCGACCCGTTCGCAATATTGCTTTTAATCTAGTGTCAGGTTATCAAACTGGCGCCAAAGGTAATTTTGTGACAGTAGAAAACAATGGGACATTTGCAAATTGTCCCGACACCATCCGCATCAAAGTCAACAACATCAAAGACATCGAGTATGTCAATGGAGAAGCAGTGAGTAACAACAACACCGTGGCATTTGTTGCCCCCCAAACTGAAACTGAAACTGAAACCGAAGATCAAATCATGACTCGTATTCGCGAGCGTTTTGACATCTTGAATGAGATGACAAAGGCTTGTGTCAACGGTGACATCCGTGCTATGATTGTGTCAGGTCCTCCTGGCGTGGGCAAGAGCTTTGGCGTCGAGCGTGAGATTGAGAAAGCCACCTTGTTTGACAAATTAGCAGGCAAGCGCCTCCGTGCCGAAGTTGTCAAAGGTAGTGCAACACCCATTGGTTTGTATCAAACACTGTACAAATTCTCAGATGCCAATTGTGTATTGGTGTTTGATGACTGTGACTCAATCTTGCTTGATGACGTAGCCTTGAACTTGTTGAAGGGTGCTCTTGACTCGGGCAAGAAACGCACAATTTCATGGTTGAGTGAGTCTAGTGCTCTGCGCCGTGAAGGCATCCCTGATCGTTTCGAGTTCAAGGGTTCGGTAATCTTTATCACCAACTTGAAGTTCGACACAATGAAATCGCAAAAGTTGCGTGATCACTTGGATGCATTGCAATCACGCTGTCACTATCTTGACTTGACACTGGACACCATGCGTGACAAAGTGTTGCGTATCAAACAGATTGCCCGAGACGGCGTGTTGTTTTCAGACTATGATTTTGAACCCTGTGTGCAGGACGAGATTGTGGAGTTTATGGAAGCCAATCAGAATCGTTTGCGTGAGATGAGCTTGCGTATGGCGTTAAAGATTGCAGACTTGCGCAAGAGCTTCGCAGGCAACTGGAAGCGCATGGCTGAAACAACTTGTATGAAGAGTGCCTAACATGGCTTGGCTTGCTGTGCTACTGTTGGTCTTTGTAGGTGAGCCTTGGTTAGCATTGATGTTGGCATTTTTTATTTTGATACTTGAGTGAGTTTTACCCTGGGGATTGGTTGGCTCCGCCCCGGGTTTTTACACAGGCTCTTCGGAGCCTGTTTTTTTGACTTTGCACCACAATAAGTATATACTATTACATGATCAAAGTCTATTTCCCGCCAGGGTGTTACGGTACGTATCTGTCTCGGTGCCTCTATAACTATACCAATTTGAGAAAGGCATCATTTGAAGAATTTGCATTCAACAATGACGGAAGCAGTCATCAGTTTTGGTCAAAGAAAGAGGCACTACTGCCAATTATTCAGTACGGTCATATCAACACCTTGGACTTGAGTATCCATGCTGAGCAAGTTGTTGTTGTTCTTCCCTGTCAGGAGCATAGACTGGACTACTACAACAATCATCTTTTTAAACATCAACAAGGTCATTTGATAGAGTATATTTCAAGTCATTTTTCACAGGATCAAGCAGATCACAAACTCAGAACACAATGGAATTACCTTAGTGGGTTTGATCACAATGTGCCACGGTGGATCATGAGAGAATGGTGCTCGTTTTGGATCTCGGATGTGCTAAACGAATCGTACGACTCAACAAAGTATTCCAAATTAAAATTTACAGCGTCACTTGATACCCAGGACATATTTGATAACTACATAGTCACTTTCCAGGACATTGTATCAAAACTGGGCTTGACTATCACAGTTGATATTAGTATAATACACAATCAGCATTGTGAATTTTTAAACTTGCAAAAATTCCACAACAGTCAAGTCAGGTGCCAACAATATGTACGTGATTTGCTTGCCGAGGAAAGCGGTACAATGATTGTGCAAAGTATTTTTGATGAAGCATACCTACAACATCTGTTGCGACAGAACTATATTGAAATACAGTGTGATGGACTTGATGAATTTCCATCAACTGTACAACAGCTCAGAACTATAACATATGAAACAAGCAACAATCGTAATTAAGGACGAAGTCAACATCAAGATCGAAGGCCTAGAACTGGATGCTCGCAGAGCTTTGGTTACGGCCTTCAAATACGACGTGCCCGGTGCTAGATACCTGCCGGCAGTGAGACTTGGTCGTTGGGATGGCAAGGTCAGTTACTTCCAACTGGGCGGATCAACCTATGTGAATCTCTTGCCAGACATTATTCCTATCTTGGAACGTTTCAACTACAACATTGAACTGGATGATCAAAGAGACTATTCGGTCAACTTTGAGTTTGCACCTGTGGATGAATCCACGTTCAATCATGTGCTGTGGCCCAAAGGGCATCCCAAGGCCGGACAACCGGTTGAACTACGTGATTATCAGGTGGAGATCATCAACAACTTTTTGTATAGTCCGCAGTGTATTCAGGAAATTGCCACCGGGGCTGGCAAGACTGTGATCACAGCAGCACTGAGCAATGCAGTTGCACACTTGGGCCGAAGCGTTGTGATTGTGCCCAACAAGAGTCTTGTGACACAAACCGAAGCCGACTATGTCAACATGCAACAGGATGTGGGCGTGTACTTTGGTGATCGCAAAGAATACGGCCGGCAACACACAATTTGTACCTGGCAAAGCCTCAATGTGTTGTTGAAAAATACACAGAACGGAACAGGCGACATAACTATACAAGAGTTTTTGGAAGATGTGGTGTGTGTGATCGTGGATGAAGTACACATGGCCAAAGCGGATGCATTGAAAACCCTGTTGACTGGTGTAATGAGTCGCATTCCTCTACGCTGGGGACTGACAGGAACCATACCCAAAGAACCGTTTGAATCTCAGGCGTTAAAATGCAGTTTGGGCCCAGTTATCAATCAACTCACAGCCAGCGAGCTACAGGATCGCGGTGTGTTGGCTCAGTGCCACGTGAACATAGTACAACTGATGGATCATGCTGAGTTTTCCAATTATCAAAGTGAACTTAAATTTTTATTGGAAGAACCTGATCGATTGGATGCCATTGCCAAGTTGGTTCAACAGGTCAATTTGACCGGCAACACCTTGGTCTTGGTGGATCGCATTGCTGCCGGTCAGGGCCTGCTGGCACGGCTGGATGGCAGTGCAGTCATGGTGTCGGGTGCTACAAAAGCAAAGGATCGACAGGATGAATATGATGAAGTGGCCATCAGCGATGGCAAGATTATTGTGGCGACTTACGGTGTGGCCGCTGTGGGTATTAATATTCCTCGCATCTTTAATCTGGTTCTTGTGGAACCCGGAAAGAGCTTTGTTAGGGTTATCCAATCTATTGGACGCGGTATTAGGAAAGCGGAAGACAAGGAACATGTACAGATCTGGGACATAACCAGTACCTGCAAATTTGCCAAACGGCACTTGACCAAACGCAAACAATTTTATCAAGAAGCCAATTATCCTTATACACAGGAAAAATTAGAATGGAAATAACGCCCAAAATAGTTGTGTGTGGTGACAGTTTTTGTTCGGCCGACTGGCGCGAAAAGGATCACTTCAGTCAAATTTTAGAGAATCAGTACGGTTATTCAGTCACCAACTTGGCTCGCGGCGGTGCAAGCACAGTGTTGATCTGTTTTCAGCTACAACAGGCCATTGCCTTGGCGCCGGACATAGTGGTGCATTCTCGCACGGCCGCGGGCCGCATAGAAATCCCCATGCCCGGCAAACGATTTAGATCCGACCTGGGATTGAAAAATTTCATCTATGCTAACCATTTTGAACTGTCGGCTCGTGGGCCCTATGCGGGCGATCTTGATGCAGCAATCTACGCCAACAACGTTCAGTCCATGGTCAACAACAGAGATCCGATGGAGTTTCTCAAGCTGTCAGACGAAGTCAAAACAGCCGTACAACTGTACGTGACACACATGCATGACTATCATTTGAAAACCGAGACCGATGGTTGGCTCTATGAATATTGGGAATCCAAACTGGCGGCCAATCACATTCGATCAATTCCGTTTGACACAGTGGGTCAAGAGGCCTACGAGTTTAACGAACGAATACCACGCTATCCTAAAATTTATCATACTGACCGTGCCACGCAAGAGCAGGTGGCCAAAAATATACACCAACAGATACAGGCAAAGGTCGCAATTACTCAGTGATGTCTGTTATAATACACATATGAAAATATTGACCTTAGACAACCAGCCATTTGACCTAGACCATCTTCCTGAGGAAGTGGACGACATGCGATTTGCCATATTTGACAACAGCGACCCCAAGGATCCTGACTATTATTATATTCCGTTGATCTTTTTGGAAAGTTTCACAGCGCCGGCCCTGGTGTTGCGCATAGGACCGTATCGGGTCAGAATGCCGGTGGATTGGCAAATCTTGATCGGCGAGCCTGACATTGGCGACCTTGAAGTATTGCCGTTGACATCAATCAATGATCGCGGATTCAAAGCATTTCAATTCAATCCACTCAGCAGTTTTAGGCCCAGTTTTTTAGACATCGAGATCCTGGATGTGTATCAAGAGGTAGTATGGTATGCTCCTAAATTAAAAAATGGACAGATGTTGTGTGTGCCATTGGAAGACACGGAAGAGTCGGCCTGTGTGTACTTTGTCAAAGACATCAGTCGCAACTGTGAAGTGGTGGATTACAACAAGGCTTGGTAATGTCATCTACCGACTACGATCCAGTGAGCGGACATCAAATTGACTATGACAAACGAACTGCAGATGGTAGGCCCTTGTTTGATCACATCCAGGAAAATAAAATGTGGGGCGAAATTCGTAGAATGGCTCGAACCAATCCTGCTTTACAAGATGCTGTAGACCGTGTTATAATGATATACCGATTAAGCAAAGTAAACAAAAAAAGTGAGCGATAAACTTAGTATCAACAATGAAATGTCTGTGTTTGATCGCAAGGATCGAACATTTTACGACAATCTAACTCTTGAAGAACGCAAAAAGTTCAGTAACTTCCTTATGATTCGTTACGGATCTTGTGTACAAGGCAGCAGAGACTTGCAAGAGTTTTATCTGATAGCCACCAACGAGCGACTCAACAAGCATTTTTTCAACATAAATCGTCATCCCAAACTGCAATGGTTGTGTGCCACCACGGTGAGTCCAGGTCTAGGTACACAGCGACACAACTGGATTGCGCCACGCAAAAAAGAACCAGGTGCGTCGAGTATTCGTAAACAGTTGGTTGAATGGTATCCACATCTAAGAGATGACGAACTGGATCTGATGGCTCAAATCAATACCAAAAAAGACATAGATGCACATCTAAAAGCCCGTGGCCAAGAAACCAAAAAATGAAACACACCTGTCAGTACTGCCGAAAAGATTTTGTCAAAGAAAGCAGTCTTGCGGTTCACAGTTGTGAACCACGACGTCGACGGCAAGAACAAAACGAAGCTGGTGTACGACTGGGCTTCAACGCCTATCTTAAATTTTATGAACTCACACAAGGATCAGCTCGACTAAAAACATTCGATGACTTTGCTGACTCGCCCTACTATCGAGCGTTTGTAAAATTTGGTCGCTACTGTGTGGAGATCCGTGCTATCAATCCGGCACGTTTTATTGAATGGCTGCTGAAACAGAACAAAAAAATTGATCACTGGGCCAGGGACAGTGTGTACACAGAATACCTAATCAGTTATCTGCGAGTGGAAAATGTAAATGATGCTTTGGCACGGGCCATGGAGTTTGGCATTGACTGGAGCGAAAAATCCGGTCACCCGTCGCAGGATTGCCTGCGTTACGGCAACGCCCATGCCATGTGCTATGCCATCACAACAGGACGCATCAGTGCCTGGACCATATACAACTCGGAATCAGGACAGAAGTTCTTGAGTGAACTCACAGCCGACCAAGTCTCAATGATATGGCCCTACATAGATTCAGACATATGGCAAAAGAAATTCTCAGACTACGCCGCAGATGCTGAATATGCAAAACTAATATTGAAACAAGCAGGATGGTAGAATGATCAAATCAATAATGTCCATGGGCAAGCATATCATGGTGGGTGGTGGCAACAGTGCCAGCAACTACATCAATACCGGCGCTGGCATGATGGGTGTGGGCGACCTACGATTCAACACCAGCACTCAACAGATTGAATTCTACAACGGTCAGACCTGGCAAATATTTATTATGGCACAGGCCACTGTGGGGCTCACCAGCACAGCCGAAACAGCCATTGACTGGGCACATAAAAAGATGGAAGAGGAACGAGAAGCACGTGCCATGGCCGAACAGTATCCTGCTGTGGCCGATGCATTAGGTGCTGTTCGTGAAGCCGAACAGCAATTAAAAACTGTTGTGGCATTGTGTAGAGTATGAGTGCAGACATTGACATCGACGTTCCGGATCGTAGTAAAATACTAGAACTGATCCAGCACACACCTGCCAAGCAAGTGGTGGACGGTCGACCACGTCGACATAACTCTGGTATCTACATCACGGATATTCCAAGAGATCCTGAGCATGGCTGTGCTGCCATTGATTACGAAGAAGCTGAACAGTTGGGCTACTTTAAAATTGACCTGTTGAACATGAGTGTGTATCAGTTGATTCGTGATCCTGAACACTATGAAGAGATGTTGGCAACCGCACCTCCATGGTCAAGACTATGGACTGATCAATCGTGGGCATCGCAGTTGGTACACGTGGGCAACTATGTGGACTTGATGGTGGCTATGAAACCTGACACAATACCCAGGATGGCTGCTTTTATTAGCATTATTAGACCGGGCAAAGCACATTTGCAACGAAAGTCTTGGGACCAAGTGTTTGCGTCAGTATGGGACGGAGATGACTCCAAAGGATTTGTGTTCAAACAGAGTCATGCCATCAGCTATGCAGCCTTGGTAGCCTTACATATGAATTTGACAAATCAATGATCGATTATCCTAACAATTATCCTAACATGGTAATAGTCTGTTACCCTTCCTATGCTGGAGCAAAATTTTTGATCAACTGCTTGGGGCTTGGTCCCGAATCAGTATTTCAACATCAACAGTTGGCTCAACAACAAATTGACGGCCAATTTGACTACAGTGACAAAATTCGATATTTGCACAATCAATTGGACATAACTGAACAAACTCAAGTATGGAACGATTTAGGGCTAGGTAGTCCACAACTGTTGGGCATAAACACTGAGGATTTTGTCACCCAGTATCACGAAATTTTAGCATATCAAATAACGCCGGTGGTGAATGAAATCATCCGCAACAATCTAAACATGTTTATGATTACACATTCCACTGTGTGGCTCGACGCTTATTTGAAATTTTGGCCCAGGGCCAGGGTTATCTTTTTTTCCAATTATAAATCTTTTAGAAATTCTCGCCAACAAGCATCGACTGTGCCCCAGCAGCTACAGTCCGATGGTGGGTATCGTTCTCGCGCAGGCGAATGGGTATTTTTACCAAAAATTTTGCCGATATTGACAGATTATTGGAACACTGTGCGAGGCCCGGACTGGCCCACAGAACCGCCTACTAATTTTCAAGAGTTTGAAATGTTACCAGAATTTGTACAGCACGAGCTTAGACATCAGTTTAAAAATTACATTGTGCAATTCTTTAACTATCAGGATCTGCAGGATCAACTGTTTGATCAGGACGCAGCTCGTTATCAAGAGATCTTGGGTGCCAACAGTTATGTTTGGGATGTGCAACAGAGCTACCAAACCGGCGCTGCAGGGTTTTTAAACGAATTTGAAAAGTGCAGACAGTGGCTGGGAGTTTCAGCAACCAACAATCAAGATCTTGTTGCGTATTTTGAACGATGGTTACGTGTTATATCAAACAACTCTACGCACCAGAGTAATTGATTTTCTTTTGCTTTTTTTGCGACTCATTTCCAACAAACTGCACACCGGTCCGTGCAACACAGTCAAATCTTTGTTGGTAAAAGTTCGCAGATACGGTCTAAAAGGCTCCCAGTCACTTTTGAGAAATATGTTGATGGGCACACTGCGATTGCTTTCCCACCACCAGGTATTGGCCAGCTCTAAAAATTTACGTTTGGCACTGGTGTCCTGTATGGCACCAAAGTCGTAGATGGTAGTAATGGCGTCATCCTGATTTTGAATAATACCCACGTACTCGGTGTCGGCATACACGCATAAAGATATGAATGGATATTTTTCCGACAGTTTATCAAAGAAATCGTTTGTCATAATGTGACAATATTTACCATACCGTTTGACCACTGGAATCAGAACTGCTAAATACTCTGTATGTACTCTACCCAGGCCTATATCTATCAGCAGATCACACGAGTGTTACTAATGGACACAGGTGCGGGCGAAACTTTTATCTATAGGTATAATCCTGTGTACGCAAAAATCTTAACCATAAACAAAGGCGTTGACAATGTGTTGTTGTTTGAGTTTATCAACCAACAAGAAAAACCGGTCAACATCACTGGCAGCACATTCCTGTTTCGTGTGATCAACACTGCTGGCACAGAAATACTGGTAGAAAAACCCTTGGTCACGTTGAATGGTGCCACCGGCCGCGCCAAAGTCACCTTGACCAGTGCAGATCTGTTGGAGGTGTTGGCACAGCCGGCCAACTACAGCATACAACGTGCCAGTGGTGACCTGATCGAAGCAGTGTTTACCAATGCACAGAGTGGAGCTCGTGCTCCTTGCACAGTGGTAGACTCGGTGTTGCCACGCTATGTGCCCAGTGCACCACTCACTATCCCCACAATCAAACTAGCAGCTCAAGCATCTTTTGATGGAGCTGCCTGGAGTGACTATCCGGCCAATCCCTACTGGGCCGGCAATCCCAATGGTGGCAACTACTGGAACAGCTTCATCAATACCGAATACTACAGCAGTCACTTTGAACCAGTCAACTCCATAACCACTGTGCAGATGTTTTTGGATGGCTACACTGGCACTATCAAGGCCCAGGCCGCACAAAACTATCAGAGCTTGTTTTACAATGTGACTGAGAGCACTACCTTTTATAATTATACTGGCACAATAATACAGAACATCATTGGTTGGTATCCGTTGCTGAGAATGTGTTTCAACAACAGCATATTTGCCGTGCCTGATCAGCCCAGCTCGCCGGCCCTGGCCTACGCCACTACAGAAAATGGTGTGGTCACTAGCATCACAGTGACCAACGGTGGGTCTGGTTACCTGGCACCGCCCAAAATCAGCATCATCGGTGACGGTTCTGGCGCCACTGCTGAAGCTACCATAAGCCAAGGAGTGGTCACTGGCATCACAGTGACCAATGGTGGGTCGGGCTATTGGTACTTGCCCAATGCTGGTATGGGTGCTGGACTCTATCCCAACAGTCCGCAACAGACCGGCGCCGCAGTAATAATCAGCACCGGTTATGTGCTGGATCTACTGTACAGATAATCCAAACTACTTGTGATCCATTGAGGTCTATGTTATAATTGTCACATGCTTGATGTGCTTGCTTATCTACCTGCAAAAAAGAAACAGACACCTTCGGGTTGGTTGAGTTTTAATGCAGTGTGTTGTCAGCACAACGGCAGCACCAGAGACACACGTGGACGTGGCGGGCTCAAAGCCACTGCTTTGGGCTGGAGTTATCACTGCTTCAACTGTAGTTACACTGCCAGTTTTATTCTAGGCCGTGCTGTAAGTTTCAAAGCACGCCGACTGCTGACTTGGTTGGGTGTGCCCGAAACAGAAATAGAGATGCTGAATCTGGAAAGCCTGCGGCATCGTAGCATACACGGCATCTTGGAAGATCGACAACAGATGTGGAACACATTGAGTGGTGTGTCATTTGAAGAAAAGGACTTGCCGCCATACGCTGAGTTGTTGACTGCCGAACATGGCCCGTATTGGGAATATGTGCGTGGCAGACATGTGCCTGCTGACTTTCCTGCCATGGTACAGATAGAGAATGACGGCATTCATTGGATCAGACCACATGTGGTTATTCCATTCACCTACGACAACAAAATTGTGGGATATACCTGCAGATTCTTAGACAACCGTCAACCCAAGTTCATCAGCGACAGCCAGCCGGGCTATGTGTTTGGTATTGACCTACAAATGCCAAATTGGCAACATGTGATTGTGACCGAAGGTATATTTGATGCACTCAGCATCGGCGGCCTAGCAGTGATGCACAACACCATAAGTGATGCACAGGCCAGACTCATACGCAGTCTAGGTCGAGAAGTCACTGTGGTGCCAGATCAGGACCTGGCCGGAATTGAATTGATTGACCGAGCAGTGGAACTGGGATGGGCAGTGAGCATACCTGAGTGGCCTGCGGGCTGTAAAGATGTCAACGATGCGGTGATAAAGTTGGGACGATTAGGCGCCTTGCTAACTATAATGCAATCAAGAGAGACCAGCCGAATCAAAATAGAACTAAGGAAGAAAGCACTTGCTAAAAGAATACGGACTTGACGTTCAACGATTATTTTTAGAAATGATGTTGGAAGACGCACAGAGCTATGTGCGTGTGCAGAACATCTACAACCCGCAGAACTTTGACAAGAGTTTGAGACCTGCGGCCGAGTTTATCAAAGAACATTCAGACCAACACAAGACCTTGCCTGAACGCACACAGATCGCTGCCACCACAGGTATCCGACTACAAGCAGTACCTGATCTAAACGAAGGTCACTTTGATTGGTTCATGACCGAGTTTGAACAGTTTACCAAACGTCAAGAACTAGAACGTGCTATTTTAAAAGCCGCAGACATGCTGGAAAAGGGCGACTTTGAACCAGTGGAAAAGCTGATCAAAGATGCAGTACAGATTAGTTTGACCAAGGACATGGGCACAGACTACTTTGCTGATCCCAAGGGTCGTATTGAACGGTATTTCAACTCAGGTGGACAAGTTTCAACAGGCTGGTCACAACTGGACAGATTGCTGTATGGTGGATTCAGTCGTGGCGAACTCAACATCTTTGCCGGAGGATCTGGTTCAGGCAAATCATTGGTCATGATGAACATTGCGCTGAACTGGTTGCAACAAGGACTCAGTGGCGTGTACATTACCCTGGAACTGAGTGAAGAACTCACCAGTTTGCGAACCGATGCCATGCTGACCAACATGAGCACCAAGGACATTCGCAAGGACATTGACACCACAGAACTCAAAGTCAAACTGGTGGCCAAGAAGTCGGGCAACTATCAGGTCAAAGGCTTGCCAGCACAAAGCAACATCAACGACATACGTGCGTATTTGAAAGAGTATCAAATTCAAACAGGCCGGCGTGTGGACTTTGTGATGATTGACTACTTGGACTTGCTGATGCCTGTGAGTGCCAAAGTCAGCCCCAATGACCTGTTTGTCAAAGACAAGTATGTGAGTGAAGAACTGCGCAACTTGGCCAAAGAACTTGGTTTCTTGATGGTAACTGCGTCACAGTTGAATCGATCAGCTGTGGAAGAAGTTGAATTTGATCACAGCCATATTTCAGGTGGTATATCTAAAATTAATACAGCAGACAACGTGTTTGGTATCTTTACTAGCCGTGCCATGAAAGAGCGTGGCAAGTATCAGATACAGTGTATGAAGAGTCGAAGCTCGACCGGCGTTGGTCAAAAAATCGATTTGGAGTACAACATTGAAACAATGCGCATTACTGACGAAGGTGGAGAAGAAGGAGACCAGTATTCAAAGAAACCTTCAACGTCAATCATGGATTCAATCAAAGCCCGTAGCCAAATTGCTCCAACTCGTAGTGAGCCCGCGGACACAGGCAAAATCACAGCCGATGTACAAAGTGCCAAACTCAAACAACTGCTGGGACAAATCAAACAGTCATGAAAATATTGACCTTGGGCGACAGCTGGACCTACGGCGCCAACGAGTACGGTCTAGATCCAGCACAGGTGTCGTGGCCGGCGCAGATGCGCAGTCGCTACGGAGTTGAAGTTGTAAATCTAGCTCATGGCGGATGCTCGATTCAACGTGCCATGCGCATCGGCATTGAGGAACTGTGTCGTGATGCCTCGTACGATCAGGTGATATTGCCGCTGGGTCCTGCTGCAAGAACAGAAGTTTTAAAAGTTGGAAAATGGCACCAAGTTTGGCCAAACTCGAAGTTACAGGATCCGTTGAATCAGTGGTTTACAACGGCCTGGCATCCGTGGAATGATGTGCAACAGTTGATCATGAATTGTTTTTATTTCATGCACAGTGTACATGCCATGGGAATTCCTTTGTATATAACATCGTTGAGTGTGTATCTGAGCCAGTACACCAAAGAAATCAGCTGGATAACAGATTACCAAAGTGACAATGATTTTAACAGTTTGGGCATTCCACTTGACGAGTTTGATATTGGCATAAAAGATCTAGACAGAAAACTGAAATGTCTCAAGGCCATACATGATAAAAATTTGGTGTTGCAACCAGACTATTTTACCGATGCGATCAAAACATATTATACCCTACCAGAAACAAATAAAAAATACAATTACAGACCCAATTTGTTGGAACATCCTAACGAAAACGGCTATACTGCACTGGCCGACTATTTTGCAAACAAAATTGGATTAACAACGGCTCAAAATCGCTAAATAATAAAAAGGTGCTGGGTCTAAAATGCAGAAAAAAACTCGTAGTCTACTTGAAGAATTAGATTCGCTCTATATTAAACGCGACCAACGTCATGTGATTGAAAATCGTGCCAACAATATCATTGCCAGTGCCATTCATTTGCTGGAACAAATAGATCAAACTTACAACGCCGAAGACGCACAAAATCTACAACGCAAATTGATCAATGCCATCATGCAGCGCAATCCCAACAAGTTTACTCGAACTGTGAGAAAAACTGATGCAAATTCATGAAATAACAAAAATACAAGAAGGCCTGGGCTCTGTCTTTAAAAAAGCCGGCGCAATGCTGAGTACCCCAGGTTCGTTGATATCAGCATCGGGCTATGCCAGTGCCATGGACAAGTATCACCGTGCTCAAGCTGACAGTTCCATAACACAACGACAGCAACAACGCAATGCACAGTTGACACAGCAAACTCAACAACGTGCTCGACAGTTGGCACAGCAATGGACACAACAGGTCAACTCTCAACGGCCTGCTGCTGGTGCTGCCGCACCAATTCCTGAAGACTCCGGGTTACCTACACCGGCCGAACAGAACAAACTCCAACAACGCATAACTGCAGCAACTGCACCCAAAACTGGATTCAAGGCCTTGCCTGGCGCCAAACCAGCCACAGGCAATCCAGCACAGCCCGCAACACAGTCACAAAGAACTCTCATGACCGGAACTCGTGCCACACAGTTTGTGAACTGGGTAAACGCTCAACTGCGCACCACAGTCGACGGCACCAACCAAGTGTTAAGCCTAGATGATGTGCGCCTGCCAGCCAACGGAAATCCCACTGCTCAGGCCCTGGCTCAATTGTTGCCGGCCATAATACAAAAAAATGATCCAGCAGCAGTTGAACAATATCTCATGACGGCCATGACTGCCATACAAAAACGAGCTGCTGAAATTAAAAAACAAGTGGCCAATCCAATACGTGTACCGCAAATTGTTCAATCGGTCAATGGGCAGTATCAGATCGGCAACACTCGTATTGATTCCAGCACCCCCTGGGGCAATAACATAGCATACTTGATCTCCAGCGAGTCTGAAAATGGTCACCCACCAAGAATCACACAGGGTGCTGGCGGAACCTTTATGCTGGGTCAGTACATGTTGGATACCAACGATCCACAAGAACGTCAGTTGATCGATGTGATTCGGAAATTAATGGGCCTATGAAAACTTTACAAGCACTGCTGGAAGGCGGCAATGTATTTAAAAACAGTCAAGGCCAGTCTCTGACTCAACGCATCAATCAAAGCGATGTGCCGGCCACTGTGGCCTGGCTTGAACAACTGACCGGATTGGATTTTACCACAGATATAGATCCAGACACAAAAAAGCCACGTCGTTGGCTAGGGTCAACCGGCAAAGCACCCACATCGGGCGACTTAGATCTGGCTGTGGATTTAAATGATGTTTCCAAAGATCAACTGGCTGCTATATTATCGCAGTGGGCCATCGGTCACAAATTAAAACCTGAAGAATACGTCAAAAAAGCCGGTGAAGTGCATTTTCGCACACCCATTACCGGTCGTCCTGACCTGGGCTATGTGCAAACAGACTTCATGTTCTTCCCCAACTTGGACTGGGGCACATTCTTTTATTCAGGCGGCGAAGATTCGGCCTACAAAGGCGCCAATCGCAACATATTAATGAGCAGCATTGCCAAACAACTGGGGCTCAAGGTAGGTGCCAATGGCATGTTCAGTCGCACCACTAATCAACTGGTGGATGGCGGCCTGGATCCTGACCATGTGGCACAGGTGTTGTTGGGCCGTGGGCGCACAAGAAAAGATCTCAAAAATGTTGAAAGCATTTTTGCTGCCCTGGCCCGAGACAAGGACCGGGAAGCCAAGGTTCGAGACTTTCGTGATTACTTGACCAAAGAAGGGTTACCGCAGCCCGATGCAGTGCAAGAAAATACAGAGCTTTATCAACCAGTGACTGATGCGCATTTTCTGGCACGTCTCCGAGACCGAATTGTAAACCAAGGCATGCAGGTCATTATCGAAGCTGATGTACAAGGTGGCCGAGCCAAAGGTATCGAACACCTTGAAGATTATGTATTTCGCAATGGCAGTGCCGGTATCAAGAAAGCACTGGACATTGTTGATCATGTCAAAATGGATACTCGTTCAACCACAACAGTCAAGTGGGACGGTAGTCCTGCATTGATATTTGGTCGTGATGCCAATGGAACATTCGTATTGACTGATGTTTCTGGATTCACAGCCAAAGGCTACAACGGACTGTTTACAAGTCCGCGCCAGGTCATACAACATTTGGCTGCTAGAGATGCCGATGCCGCTGCCAAAGGAAAAAAAGCTGACCGTGTGCAAGAATTGGCACCGGTCTACGAACAACTTTGGCCCATGCTGGATGCTGCCGTGCCTAAAAACTATCATGGATATTTCCAAGGCGATTTATTGTATATGGATACTCCTGCATTGGTGGCTGGAAATTATGTTTTTCAGCCCAACGAAATAGAATACAAGATACCAGCTGCCAGTGATGTGGGGCAACGCATTGGCAACAGCAATGTTGGTATTGCCATGCACACCAAATACCCGGAACCGGGCGCCCCCAAACAACCCATTGGCAATTTTAAATTTCAACCGGTACGTGGACTGTTGTTGCTGGAACCGGTATATGCCAAGGAAAATGTAAGTCCAGATTCGGCCACAATAAAAGATTTGAAAGCAATCTATCGCAACGAAGGCAGTGCCATTGATCAACTGTTTAATCCTGCTGAATTGCGAGCACAACAAATTACTGACTTGCCCAAGCTGTGTATAGACTACATCAACAGCCGAGTAGGCACCAATTTTGACAATCTGTTGGTACAGTTTGGTCCTTGGTTGCAGACAAAAGTGAACCCCCGCAAATACAACAATATTGTAGAATATCTACAAAGCCCACGTAGCAATTTGGAAGGCATGGCTGCGGCCTTTACAGCCTGGGAGCTGTTGCATGCGGTCAAAATGGAACTGTTGGGGCAGTTAGACCTGCAACACCCTGGACAAGAAGGTTGGGTCATGGCCACACCGGCCGGCATAGCCAAGGCTGTAAATAGATTGGCCGGTGGGTTTACTGCTGCCAATCGTCAAAAAAACAACTCCGTTGACTAATCGCCATTTTTTGTCAATTTTCATAAATAAAAGCAGACCCAACGTGGTCATAAACTAAGGAGATTTTCAAATGGCTTATATTACCCCTGTATCTGGTGGATCACAACCAGTATTTGCAACCGACGTATTGAACGGTAACATTGCGCAGACAGCTAACATTGCTGCTCAAGGTCCTTTCAATCCAGCTGGTCCCAAGTTAGACTTCTTCAGCGTTACAGCCAACGCCAGCGTAGGTAGCCAAGGTGGCGTGAATCAATACGTTGCCAACGTTATCCAATCTGTTCAACAAACAGCCACAGTGGCTTTGTTTCAAGTTGGTCCTGTTAACACTGTAATGAACTTTGCAATTTACCCTGCTAATGCATACACAACCTCTACATTTGTTGCCGCTGTTCAAGCAGCCAACGTAGCCGGTATTGGTGTTCCAACTGCTAACGTTGCAGGCTCAGCAACATTCACAAATCTTTCTAGCATCTAATTAGTTGATTTGTACCAAACATCAAACCTGCTTCGGCAGGTTTTTTGTTGACTGGATTTTACAAGTATAAGTAAACATGCTCGTGTAGCAATCTTGTCCTGCATAGGGCGGGACCGGAACGACACACACATACACAGGA